CGTTATAATTGGTGGCATAGACACGGACCTTGGCAGTCTTGGTACCCTCAACGGTGGCGTTGGAAAGAACGAGTTGAAGAGTGGCATTGTCAATGCGGGAGAAGTTGCAAGAGCCAGAGGGTTGGTGCTCCTCGGGGCGAAGAGCGAACGAGTAAACGTTGATACCAGTGTCGGGGTTGCGAGTGTGGTGTTGGTAGGGTTGGACAAGGTCGAAGTATGTACCCTCACGCTCAGAGAAGCGGTCTTGGCCGTTAAGTTGTAACTTGGCAGTTACAACAGGGTTCTCACCCCAGCAGTGCATGTCAAGAGATGTCTCGGCAAGAACGAAAGTACCGGCATCAGAGACACCAGAGTTTTGGATACCAGCGAAACCAAGGTTGGGTCCACCGTATGCGCCACCTGCAGGTTGATTCCACCAGTTTTGGGTGGTAACATCAGCAGCACCGGCGTCTTGGAAGAGACCCTCAGAGGTGATGAAGGATTGAGATGTCTCGGCAACAGACTCGGGTCCACCGAAGGAGTGGATGGCGTTGGGGAGGGCATCAACAGCATCAGTGTAGTTGAAGGGTTGGGCACCAAGGGTGTTGTAAAGGGTCTGGCCGCACTCAAGAGACGAGCAGTAGTCGACGTTTTGGTCGGGTTGGACAACCCAAACAAGCTCCTTAACGGGGTGGTTGAAGTTGAGCTTGATCTTGTTACTGGAAGAACCGACGGACTCGTCACCAGTGAATTGAAGTTGCTCAATGAGGTACTCGTGGGGGTTCTGGGCCATTCTGCGGCGCTCATCGGTATCCAAGAAGACATAGTCAACGTAGAGGGAGGCAGCAACAAGGGATTGGTTGTAGGCAGTGGTGACCTTACCAGATCCAGATGTGCAGTTAAGAGAACCGACGGCCCACAAGCACTCGTCAATGGGGCGAATGTCGAGGTTGATCTTGACCTCGTGGTATTGGAGGGCGATCAAGGGAAGGGCAAGTCCGGGGTTACGGCAGTACCAGAATTGGAAAGGAACATAAAGGGTGGTCTCGGGAAGAGCGTTGCGGGGGGCACACACTTGGCGAGGAGCGTTGGACTCGCAAGGACCATCAACATCGTTGAAAGAGGGATCAGTGATGAAGGTGAGTTGGGTGGTGTTACCAACCATCTTGTAGTATCCGCGTTGTTGCTCGGATGTGAGGGTAAGTTGGTTCCAGATGTGCATCCAGTCACCATATTGGCGGTCGATTCTTTGGCCACCAATCTCAACCTCAACTTGAGAGATGAGCTGTTCTCCGGGGAAATCTAACCAACGGGCATAGACACCAGTTTGGGCAGTGCCAGAAGTGTTCTTCATTTGTTGGTTAATCTCGGGGAGAGTAACCTGAAGATAAGTGCGGTAGCAAAGATCACCATTTCGGCTGATTGTGCAGGTAACACGGCGACCGAAATCGGCTTGGCCGTTGAAAGTTTGCTCAATGGACTCCATGGCAAAGTTTGTGTGGCGTCTGTAAGAGACCTTCCAGAAAGTAATTTGAGGATTGCCCGTAAGATAGACATCCTGGGCTCCGTAAGCGACGAGTTGCATTAATCCACCTCCCATGGTTTTATAATATTGCTAAATATTTTTTTTTTTTGGAAAATAACTACACACCTACACTAATTTATTTAATTAAATTCAATTTAAAGTTGTCCTTCAGAAATGTATGTAAATATTTATTTGAAAAATATTCTTTTTTTCCTTCGTGATTCTTAATAAAAACATATTCGGTATATTGAGATTTCTTAATTGACCATCCATTATTTAAAACATTATATAGAAAATATAATATATATCTCATATCGTTACTATCTTCATAGTGATTGTTATCATTTCCACATGTATTATTAGCCGTTTTATTCGCAATACATTTATTACCACTACATTTATTCGTAGTACATTTATTCGTAGTACATTTATTCATACAATCTTTATTAATTTTTAGTTTCGTATAATCACATGAATCTGATATAATAATTTTATTAGATTCTTTCGTCATTATAAAGCAGCCATCTCTCTTTTTTATAGTCCAATCATTTTCTAAATAAGAATGTAAATAAACCATTCTATTCAACAATTCGACACTAATTTCTCTCATGTCAAAGTTATCAATGTGAATATTCATTTTTGTTAAATAGAGAGAAAACATAACTTAAAATATAACTAGTATTTTTGCTAAAACGGTCTAATAATGATTTATAAAAAGCTGGTAATAATTTACAAAAACTCTAGTAATGATTTACAACAAATATATATTAAAAGTAAAACATTTTTAATAGTATAGTTGAATTAATGCCTTCTTTTAAACATAAGACAAATAAAAAAATTATATTAGATGAAAAAAGTATTGTAACATTGGATAGTAAACATAAAGAGCTCGAAAAGGAATTTATGAAAGAAAAGGAAGAAACATTACCCGAGTTACGGGCAAAGAAGAAGTATTTTAATAACTTATTAACAACTGATACTACCTTAACAATCGATCATAAAATTGAAATTAAAGATATGCTGTATGATATAACACAAAAAATAAATGGTCTCAAAAAATATAAAAAGGACTATTATTTGAATAATAGCAAGTATATATTTGATTATTTTGAAAATAAGAAGGACGTTTCTTTGAATAATAATAAGACCAAATTATTAAACAATTTTTTTAAGATTAATTCTGAGAATGATGACACACAGACTACTATAATAAATAAAGACAGTGTTCAAAAATACTTGTCAAATATGGATGAATCTTTTATTAATTTAAATAAGTTTATCGTAGAAACTGACATTTGTCAATACTGTAAAAAAGGCGAATTAATTCCGATTGACCATGAAGGTATTCTAGTTTGTAATCAGTGTCATAAACATATTCAATATTTGGTTGAAAATGAAAAATCGGCGTATAAAGAACCACCAAAAGAGGCTTGTTTTTATGCGTATAAACGAATAAACCACTTTCGCGAAATATTGGCACAGTTCCAAGCGAAAGAAACAACTCAAATCCCAGAAGAAGTGTTAGAAAATATTAAAAATCAAATACGCAAGGAACGCATTGAATTGTCGCAATTAAACAATAAAAAGGCAAAGGATATTCTTAAAAAGTTGGGGTATAATAAATACTACGAGCATATACCATTCATCAAGGATAAATTAGGCATCAAACCACCAGTCATGACTCCCGAACTAGAGGAATCTTTATGTAATTTATTTATGGAGATTCAAGGTCCATATGCGAAATTTTGTCCAGACGATCGTGTCAATTTTTTGAATTATTATACTGTATATAAATTGTGTGAATTGCTAGATCAGCCGCAATTTTTACCCTATTTCCCCATGTTAAAAGACCGCGAAAAACGCATTGAACAAGATGAAATCTGGAAAAAAATATGCGAATCGTTGGATTGGGAATTTATACCTACGATTTAGATATGTATCACGACGCCACATAGCGACTACTGATACGCATAATTATTTATTTTTATTTCCTCTTGGCAAAATAACAATAACAGTAGCAATAACAGCAACTTTATCTACCGTAATTTAAATGTTCAATTGCGTAGTCATTATCGTCCATAATACACGTTAAATATTGTGGCAATTTGTAATAGTATAATGACTCGTATGTTCTACAATGGTCACATCCATCATATTTCTTGAGATATTTTTGGGAAAGTCTATGGCAATAACAATTTGGCAATACATATTGATTATAACAAAATTCGTCATATATCTTCTGTTCATAGATCAAATATGATTTATATTCGCTTAAAGCATCATGTACAAAATCATTGCTTATATAACGCTGAATCATAAATATCAATTCTCTCGGCAACCTCCTTTCAAATAACACTAGTGGTGAGTTCATATTATAACTTGATACAATATCAATCTTGTCAGAATGAAAATCAATTTTATTTGTATAACAATATAAGTGTGTGTATAAAATATAAGTGTGTGTATAAAATATAAGTGTGTGTATAAAATATAAGTGTGTGTAAAAAATTATATAATATTTACATGTATTATATAATGTCGGAGCTATTCAAAGACCAATTAGTATTATTCCTAGTCATGTTTGTAATCGGTGTTGTATTCAATGATATGAATATGATGGCGTATAGATTTAATGACATTTATTTATCATTAACACTTATATATAGCGGATTATTTATGGCATCTAATATGATATGGGGACATCAAATTGTTCATTATATAACTATGGGACATTTTAATGCGAAGATTTTTAGCATTGGTGTTTTATTAAGCATTGGATGTGTTCTTTTATTGCGAAATCAAGTATTTGTAAATGCTACACAATGGCTAAGACAAATGATAGGACATCATTCATCGGCGATAACATCCACAACGCTATTATTAGAAAACGATGATAACTTTAAATATGATAGTTATTTATTTACATTGGCTAAAAATATAGAATATCAACAAGATAGAGAAATATTAATGATGAAAAACATGCTATAAGCATATTATAAGCATATTGTACGCATATTGTACGCATATTATAAGTATGTTATAAACATGTAGTTTTAAAAATGGCGCTTGTAACTAAATATGGATCGCAGTTAGCACTAGGTCGTCTATCTTCAAAATACCCCTTCTTATTTTTAATTGTTTCGTTTCCTCTTCTTACAGAAGCACCTCTGTTTGCCACACCATCTGTAAATACATTATAGGAGGCGGTTTCATGCTTACCAGTCATACGTTCCTCATTACCACTTCCATATACTTTCATATGTTCTTGATGATTTTTTGATAATTTACCAATAGCTTCATCTATATAATCTAATCCAGTCTTCTCATCAGTACCTTCTCTCATATTTTTAGTGCTATAATTTGTATGACATCCGGACCCATTCCAATCTCCCTTTAATGGTTTTGGACTAAGATCGATTTTTACATTATGGATTTCTCCAAGGCGCTGTAAAATATACCTTGCGGTCCATAAATGATCACCGGCATCAATACCTACACATGGTCCGATTTGAAATTCCCATTGTCCCGGCGCAACTTCGGCATTTATACCGCCTATTTTAACTCCAGCAAATAAACACATTCTAAAATGTTCGTCTATAATTTTTCTGCCAAACGCATTTTCGCATCCAACACTACAATAATATTGTCCTTGTTTGCCCGTTTCATCGAATCCAAGAGGTTTATTTGTAGTCGGATCAATTAAAAAATATTCTTGCTCTAGACCAAACCACGGTTCTTCCTCTAACTTTTCATTAAATATCATATCAGCTACAATACGCGTATTGTTATATAGTGGTGAACCGTCTGGCAAATATGTATCACATAAAACAATATAATCGAATGGTAGACCGAATGGATTATTAAATAATGCCTTGGGTTTGATAATTACTTCTGACTCACGCCCAGTAGCTTGACCAGTAGAACTACCATCGTAATTCCAATCTGGAATATCATCAATATTTATAGCAATGTTTACATTATCAAGCACTCTCGTTTTACTTCGAAACTCGTTATTACCACCTAGCCATATGTACTCAACAACCGTCATTATACAATAATTGTAAAATATTCTTTAAATGTTTACAATTAGTTAAATAATAAATATTTCAGAATTAATATTTATTATACAAATTAACGATCAACGATCAATGATGAACGATTAATTGATTGTTCTAAAACCCACCTGGGAATCTAACGAGATTGGCACCAATACCGAATCCAGCACCAGAGCGAGCACCGACCGCTAAGCTGGGAACATAGGTATCGAGAATGCTGAATGTGGCAGCCGCAGTTAAAGCAATAAGGGCAACCTCATCCAAGTTGAGACCTCTCTTGGGGATGGCATATGCCGCGATAGCGACCATCAAACCTTCAACAAGGTATTTAATGGCTCTCTTGACTAATTCACCTAAATCTAACATACCTCCTAACATTATATATAATTTGAAAAGAAAAAATAATTGTTTGAAATAAAATGAATTGAATTTAAACACATAATATTTATAGTTCGTAAAAACACTTAAATATTAATAGGATATATATTTTATAATGAGTTTTTCTAAACCTATCGTTTCTAATAATCCACTCTCTTCAAACATTCCATCGGCAAATGTTAACTTAAAAACAAATCCAGACGGTACCGAAAATGCTAAATATGTTGACTTGTTGGACGAAGACAAACCAATGGCTGGACAAAAGTTTGTCTGCTTGTCTTTCATTTCTCCAGAGCATATTCTAAAACAAAAGGACATGTTTTTATTTGAGCAGTTTATTAAGACTTGGGATTTTAGCAAATCTATGGAAAAGTTCACCCAATTTTTGAATTTCGTATCCTTCAAGTACCATATTGAGTTTGACAAGCTTACTAAAGATTTCCAAGAGTTTACTAAGGATGAGCGTGATAACTTGATCAATACTAGCATTGAAGACGATTATAAGAACTTCTTAGATGAACACGAAGACCGTCTTGAGAAGGAATTCGGCGAGAAGCATTCTTTCCAAACATCTATTCGTGGTATCAAGGTTCGTGGTGTTTTTCCTACTCAACAAGAGGCTGAGCTCAGATGTAAGATGTTGAGACAAAATGATCCTAATCATGACGTTTATGTTGGTCCCGTTGGTATTTGGGTTCCATTCCACCCCGAAGCCTATAAGACGGGTCGTGTTGAGTATATGGAAGAAACGCTAAATGAATTGATGAGTGAAAAGAAGAAGAATGAGGACAAGGCAAAAGATGAATTTGACAAGCGTGTCAAGGAGGCCAAGGAGAAGGCGATTGAGGATAATAAGAAAAAGGCACTCGAATCCGGCAATAAGCTAACACAAACCATTAATAAGAACGGTGATTTGGTTTCAGTAGCCAATATGAATACACAAGAGACGGCTATGGGTGAAAACGCCACATTGGATGATGTAAAGAATGAATTATTTGAGGGTGATAATATCGTTACTAGTACAAATAATGACAGAGGGTTATCTGCGTTGGGAGCATAAATAATAACATAACTTTTGAATAAAGATTAGTATTTAATAAATTATTATCAAAGATATTGTAAAAATATGAAATGATATAATTGTAAAAATGATATAATTGTAAAAAATTATATCATTCAAATGGTAAAGGGTACAGACGAACAAGAAGCGACTAAGCGTGAATTGTATAATAAAATACAAGAATATAAGGCAGAAATTACTGAATGTAAAAAGAAAATAGACGCTATTGACCTTCAAATCATACGATCATGTGTCGCGCAATATGGCGCACATCATTTTGAACTAGAAGTAGAATGTTCTTTATACGGAGAATCGTATCACATTTGTAAAAACTGTGGTTATGAGTGTTAACATTAGCATTCATCTAAACCACATCATCCCAATTATTTAAATCGTCGTCTGGTAATTGAATAGCACTCGTGAAATCAGTGGATATGTCTTTTGCCGTAATTTTTTCCTCCAACTTTTTATGCTTTTTCAATGCTTTGAATAATTGTAGTCTATTATGTAATACTAACTCACGATCTTTAATATAATTCTCATTTTTCGATTTGGAATCCATAATAGATTCAAATTCAGTCGTCAAAGCTTGTTTTGTTTCGATCAATGTTAAATACTCTTCGTCCATCGCAATTTTTATTTTCGACCATTCACTCAATTTTTCCTTCACATCTTGATGTTCCCATAAGTCCTCCTTTGTATGCGGTCCCAATATATCCATTCTATATTCTATTTTATTATGTAAATTGGCGTATTTCTCTCTCAAGTTGTGTATTCTTTCCTTTTGTTCATCAAATTTGTAATATTTCGAAACCGATAATATAAGACTTATATAGGTAGATATTGTAATTCCGGATACGGATACAAGTGCCTCTGCCGTTTCAAAATAATTTTTTGTGGACTGTAAAAATCCAGACACTGTTGACAAAACAATGACCGATATTTGAATATAATTAATATATGTATTGAGTTCACTATATTTAATATCCAATAATCGCTTATTTGATTTGCATTCTTTTAAAATAAACATATTATTGTTAATCAGTGCCTTTATTTCATTCTGAAAAATAACAAACTCTCGTGTCTGCTTATAATCAGTTTTATCATTATCATTATTTTGATCCTTTGATGTTTTTATAGGTGCCGCTGCGGCTGAGGTTGCGGCTGTAGTAACCGATGGTTTATTCTCAATTGGCTTTTTTTTCGTAAGATCAATTGCTGGTTTAGTTATTGCAGTGGATGATACTTTTTCACTAATGTCTAAATTAATAACACTATTCGTAGGAATATCGTCTACATTATTTGTTGTTGATAGTTCAGGTTTTGTATTTTTACTCATTATATATAATAATACAAAAAAAATTATTCTGTTTTTATTGCGAATTTAATAGTCCTCATTATACTGACATACTTACATACTTACCATTTACTCTTTTTAACTTGTATTTTCGGACCAGCCCCACGTTTTTGAGCACTATTTGGATCATATACTTCATCTTCTTCATCACTATTGATATCCTTTGACAATTCCCAAAATTCTTTCGATCCCAATCTAAAATTGCTATGATTTTGCGCCTTATACCAAAAAATCTGATCTTGTAGTTTATTCGATTTGGCATTATTGTTGATAACCAAACATTCAAAATTTTCAGTACACTGGTCCATTACTTGACAAAATGATTCAAATGTTGGAAACATACCGGCATAGTTTTCCCAAATACGCTTTCTGTTCGCAATATATGGCTCTCTTAGAATAAATACATAATCAATATTTGTTCTTAAATTTGGCGGTATACCTAGTGGATATTGCATTGTAATAATCAACATAATCTTCCAATGACGACCGTTCATAAATAATAGTCTCATCAACTTATCCTTTGTCCACTTGTTATCGTATAAACAATCATCTAAAATGACAAATGCCCTAGGATCTATATTCGTTCGCTTATAAGCATCCATCTCCTTTTTCACTTGTTTCAATACTGTTTTTTGTCGTTTCAATATATTTTCTATAATCCCACTATTATATTCATCATGAATAAATAATTTTGGGACATGCTCACTAAAAAAACCGTTACCAGCTTCCGTACCAGAAATCACAGTTCCTATCGGAATATCTTGATGATAATACAATAAGTCTCTTACTAAGAAACTCTTTCCCGTGTCTCTTCTTCCAATTAAAACTACGACCGGACCCTTATTTTCGTCTGGTCGAAAGCTAATATTTTTCATATCAAATTTTTTCATATCCAACGACATGATTAACTTCTAAACAGAAAAAAAATATAAATGAATTACGAAAAATAAGTTTAAATGAATTATTATATTTACTTTAAGAATAATAAAGAATGAACTTTTCATTGTATTATCGAAAAAACAAAAACGATGAATTGTTTCGCCGTTTAGAAAACTCTACCTTAGGTTTAGAGAAACTACAAAACTATGTGCCATTGTATGAAAAATTCTTTTCACTTAACTCATCCAATTTTAACAGCATTAATTTAAATCAAAAATATTATCTTCATTCCATTAACGAAGAGGTAGATACACACTCATTGGAGGTAAATGTAGCCGATAATTCAAACAATTTGCTGAAGAGAAGTGTTTTTTGTAAATTTTCCCCTTTATTGGATCCGCTTAAATATCTAACTGGCAAATATGACCTATCTGGAAACTCAGCTATTACCTTGCCACAATTTAATACTAGTAATGCTTTTCCTAAATTACTAGACAAAAATAATACCGCATATGTTGATGCGTTTTTTACCTATTTATCTAGTCAATTATTACACAATTATGATTTTTTAAATAGTATAGATTATTATGGTGCGTTTATATGTCAGCAAAAGAAATTTATATATAAT